AGCCTTTGGAGGGGCCTATTAGCCTTCGTTGCACGTTTTGGCTATCTGTCCCTGTGTCGTACTCCAACAAGCGCCGCAAGGCCTGTTTAAACGGCTCAGAGAGGCATTGCAAGAGGCCGGACATCGACAATTTGCTGAAGTCTGTGAAAGATGGGTGCAACGGGGTGGTGTGGGTTGACGATTGCCAGGTGGTCGAAGTCATAGCGTCCAAGCGCTATGGGGTGGTAGCGAGGGCTGATATCGAGGTGGCGCGCGTTGTGACTTTTTAACAGTGCTTGCGTTTGTGTTCGATTGTGTGTACTATGCACACATCGACAACGCAACACAGAGAGCAGCAAGATGGACCACAACCAAGCCGCAGCAATAATCTCAATCGCTCACAAACTTGCGGATCAACTCACGCAGTTTTACGTTAAGTCGGTTGGTAAAGCCGTAAACACCATAGAAGAATTTTCGATACTTGTTGATTGGCATGATGCAATTGAAGCGGCTACTGTTGCCGCTTTATCTATCCGCTCACTGGGAGATGTTTCCGACATGGAAAGAATGTCGAACGAGTGTGAAATGTGGTTGTCTCACCTTGTTGGATGACAATTCAAATTGACGTAATAAGTCAAGCGTGTTATCACGCAACAACACAGGCCGGACCGCCCCGGCTTGGACTTTGAAAAAGGCGAGATATGACAGACGCAAACGCCATCCAGTACGGTGGCACCCATTACAAAAACAAGGCCGTGCAGCCTTGGGATTACATAGCCGCAAATAACCTCGGGTATTTCGAGGGCAACGTGGTCAAGTACGTCAGCAGATGGCGCGATAAAGGCGGCATTGACGATTTGCATAAAGCCCGCCATTACCTTGACAAGCTTATCGAACTGGCGAGGGGTGGCGAATGAATCGCACTTGGCCGGCCGATAAAATTGAGCGCAGAAAAATAGAAACGCTCATCCCGTATGCGCGCAATTCGCGCACTCACTCTGACGCACAAGTAGCGCAAATCGCGGCAAGCATTAAAGAGTGGGGATTTACAAATCCAATTTTGGTAGATGACTCAGGTCAAATCATCGCCGGGCACGGTCGCGTCATGGCTGCACGCAAACTCGGCATGAGTGAGTTGCCCGTGATGGTCGCTAGCGGGTGGACGGAAGCGCAAAAGCGCGCCTATGTCATCGCGGATAACAAACTGGCGCTGAACGCTGGGTGGGATGATGAGCTTTTGTCGCTGGAGTTGGGCGAATTGGACGGGCTTGGTTTTGACTTAGAGCTGACCGGCTTCACCGACGATGAGATCGCGGCGCTGATGCCTGAACAGATCGAGCCTGGCATGACGGACGATGATGAGGTGCCCGAGGTTCCGGAGCAGCCTGTTACGGTTCCTGGAGACGTATGGGTGCTGGGCAAGCACAGGGTAATGTGCGGTGACAGCACCAGCATCGATGACGTTGAGAGGCTGATGGACGGACAGATGGCTCAGTTGTTACACGCAGACCCACCGTATGGAATGGGGAAAGAGTCTGACGGAGTGGCCAACGACAACATCTATGGAGACAAACTCGATAAGTTTCAGATGGAATGGTGGGCGACATTTCGAACATTCTTAAAAGACAATGCTAGCGCGTATATTTGGGGAAACGGGCCTGATTTGTGGCGCTTGTGGTACTGCGGAGGATTGGCCAAGTCTGAACGTATGACTTTGAGAAACGACATTTTGTGGCATCAGGAGGGCGTCAGTTGGGGCAAAGATGGAATGTCAAATCTCCGGCAATATGCAACGATGGGGGAACATTGTTTGTTCTTTATGCTTGGAGAGCAAGGATTTAATAATAACTCTGATAATTATTGGGAAGGGTGGGAGCCAATCCGTGCTTATCTTGAAGGCGAAATGAAGCGTGCTGGGTGGAAGGTTTCCGATATTAATCGGATAACAGGGACACAGATGGGTAGCCATTGGATGACCAAATCTCAGTGGGCACTTATCAGCGTAGAGCACTACGCAAAGATTCAACAGGCAGCGCGCGAGCACGAAGCATTTAAGCGCGAGCACGAAGCATTTAAGCGCGAGCACGAAGAACTAAAGCGCGATTTTTACTCCACTCGTTCCTACTTTGATTCTTCACACGATCAGATGACTGATGTATGGCGATTTGATCGCGTTAAAGGCGGAGAACGTCACGGTCACGCTACACCTAAACCTGTGGCAATGATGGAACGGGTTATGAAGTCCAGCTTGCCGAAGGGAGGTCTATGTGTCGAACCGTTTGGTGGCAGCGGGTCAACTTTGATCGGCGCAGAGAAAACGGGGCGAGTCTGTTACACGATGGAGCTTCAAAATAATTATTGCGACGTTATCGTCAAACGCTGGCAAGACTTCACTGGCAAACAGGCCACGCTTGAATCAACCGGGCAAACATTCGCGGAGGTGAGCAATGGCAGATCAAGCAAAACCGCAGCGGCCTGAAGAAAAACCAAGTCGAAGAAAAGGGAATCCAGGGCGAGGCGGAGCTCAACCAGGTGCCGGACGCCCCGCGTTTGTGCCTGTTGACCACGAGCGCCAGCAAGTCGAAGCATTATCAGGATACGGGTTGCCCCAGGATCAAATTGCGGCGTTGATTCGCGGCGGTATCGCTTTAGAGACACTGCGTGAGCATTTTGCTAAAGAGTTGGTAAGCGGCAAGGCGAAGGCCAATGGGCAAATCGGTAAAACGCTATTTCAGAAAGCCGTGGGTGGCGATACGGCCGCGATGATTTGGTGGAGCAAATCGCAGATGAGGTGGGCTGAAACGCAAAAGCATGAGCACACCGGAACCGATGGCGCGCCTATTGAGATTAAGAAAATCGAGCGCGTTATCGTTAAGAAATGACAACGCTCACGATTAACACCCCAGAATGGGCGCTGCCACTGCTAGAGCCGGCCCGATATAAAGGGGCCTGGGGTGGGCGAGGATCGGGCAAGTCTCACGCCTTCGCAGAAATGCTGATCGAGGCGCATATCATCGACCAGTCGAGTCGTAGCGTGTGCGTGCGTGAGGTTCAAAAATCGCTCGCGCAATCCGTCAAGCGGCTGTTGGAATTAAAGATTGAAGAAATGAACGCCGGCGCTTATTTTGAAGTGCAAGAGGCGGTTATCAAATCCAAACGCGGCGATGGCCTGATCATATTCCAGGGCATGCAGAACCACACGGCAGACTCGATCAAATCGCTCGAGGGCTACGATAGGGCATGGGTGGAAGAGGCGCAGAGCCTGTCACAGCGCAGCCTAGACCTATTGCGGCCAACAATTCGCAAGCCAGGTTCCGAGTTGTGGTTTACCTGGAACCCTAACCAGGCATCAGACCCGGTGGATGTGCTGTTGCGAGGCCCCAAGCCGCCGCCAAGCGCCGCCATCATTGAGGTTAACTTTTCCGATAACCCGTGGTTCCCTGATGTGCTGCGCGCCGAAATGGAGTACGACCGGGCGCGCGACCCGGACAAATACGCGCACGTTTGGCTTGGCGAGTACGTTAAGAATTCGAGCAGCCGAGTCTTTAAGAACTGGCGGATTGACGAATTCGAGGCTCCGGCAGATGCAGTGCATAGGATGGGCGCAGACTGGGGCTTTGCAAGCGACCCCACCACGCTTGTGAGGTGCCACGTTATCGGGCGCACGCTGTATGTCGATTACGAGGCCTATCAGGTTGGCTGCGAGATCGTCAACACGCCTGACCTGTTTTTGACCGTGCCGGAATCGGAAAAGTGGCCGATTGTGGCCGACTCAGCGCGCCCAGAGACGATCAGCCATATGCGCCGGCATGGGTTTCCCAAGATTATGGCCGCAGTAAAAGGGCCAAAATCGGTCGAAGAAGGTGTGGAGTGGCTCAAGTCGTTTGATATCGTGGTGCATCCACGGTGCAAACATACGATCGACGAATTGACGTTGTACAGCTACAAAACCGATTCACTGACCGGGCAAGTGCTGCCAATCCTGCAAGACAAGAAAAACCATGTGATTGACGCGCTGCGCTACGCCTGCGAGGGCATGCGACGCGCCCAGGCAGCCAAGCCGCAAACGTGCGCGCCTGTGCCCATGATGCACCGGTGGTAATTGATTGCGCGGAATCACTCGTGCTAGCCTCGCGAGAAAATAGGGCCAAACATGCCGCGTATTTCTAAAGAGCAGCACCTAGCGAAAATTCACCAGGACGCGCTAACTGAGTTCGATGAGATTCAGGGCGCGTTGCGTGATGAGCGTTTGCAGTGCTTGCAAGACCGGCGGTTTTACTCGATATCCGGCGCGCAGTGGGAGGGAAACCTCGGCGAGCAGTTTGAGAACAAGCCCAAATTTGAGGTCAATAAAATCCACCTGGCGGTTATCCGGATTATTAACGAGTACCGGAACAATCGCATCGAGGTCGAGTTTGTCAGCAAGGACGGCTCAAAAAACGACCGGCTTGCAGACTTCTGCGCTGGCCTTTATCGCTCCGATGTGCAGGATTCGGCAGCCGAAGAAGCCTTCGACAATGCTTTCGAGGAGGCGGTCGGCGGCGGCTTTGGTGCAGTGCGCCTGCGCA